AACTTTATTAAAAGAAGCGATTGTCGACGCCAAAGCCCTGCGCGAATCTGCACTTAAAAATGCCGAAAATTCAGTTATTGAAAAGTATTCTGAAGAAGTCAAAACAACTTTACAACAACTTTTGGAACAGGATGAACCAACCCAAGAGCAACCTCAATCAGATATAGCAAAAAACGTACCTCTTGCCGCAACTGATGGTTTATCCGAAGAAGAAGGTGATGTACCCGCTAACATGCAAGAGTCAGGTGAAGAAGTGCGAATTAATATTGACTTGGATGCGCTCCAGGAGGCAGTTGCTGCGTTGGAAGCTGAACTTAGTGAAGATGAAGAAATTGAATTAACTGAAGAAGATTTGGCTGCTGTTCTTTCTGAAGATGATGACGAGATTAACGAAGAAGAAGAACTTGAAGAGGCTGAAACCGTCGACGCTTCTGCAGCACAAGCTAGCGCCGATGAAGCTGAATCTGATGATAAGCAAATGGACGATCTGGAAGAAGAGATTGATGCCGACGCGCTCGTCGACGCCATCATGGAAAAACTTACTGTTGATATGGGAGCCGAACTTGCCGGCTGGGCTGGCAGATCATCTAAAGATATAAAATATCAAATCGAAAAAGAATTGGCCCATAGACGTTCTACCGATGTAGAAGAGGATATGGAAACCTTAAAGAAGGCACAAGAAGAGTTAGTTTTTGAAAATAAACAACTTACTGAAAAGCTTTCACAATATGAGGGAGCACTGGGAGAATTGCAAGAAAACTTGCAAGATGTAAACCTTTCAAATGCTCGCTTGTTGTATACGAACCGCGTACTTAGGAATACCTCCTTTAATGAGCGACAAAAAGAAAAGATTGTCGAAGCAATTTCTAATGCTGGTTCTGTAACTGAAGCTCGTACTATTTTTGAGACACTTCAAAGCACAGTGGAGGCTAAGCCAAAGCGCAGCCCACAATCACTGAGCGAAGCTATTAGCAATAAACGTTCGTCAGTTATACGTGCTACTCGTCAAGAGAGCACACCATCCGATCCAATTGCGGATAGGATGAAAAGACTAGCAGGTATCAAATAGATATCATTAATTAATATTAAAGGAGAAATTATAAAATGGCTGGTATTATCGATAGATTGACCGAAGGTGTTGTCAATCGTGATATGCGTGCTGAAGGTTCCGCTCTTCTTTCCAAGTGGGAAAAGACTGGACTTCTTGAAGGTCTCGATGGAGATCGTAAGAGAAACCAAATGGCACGCTTGCTTGAAAACCAAGCAAAAGAATTACTACGTGAGAGCAGCAGCATGTCTGCTGGTGATGTCGAGGGCTTTGCGGCTGTCGCATTTCCAATTGTTCGTCGCGTATTCGCAGGACTGATCGCAAACGATCTTGTTTCTGTTCAACCAATGAGTCTTCCAAGTGGTCTCATTTTCTTCCTGGACTTCGTGTTCTCGGATGATCTTGGAACTGGTAAGACTTCTGGTAACCGGACCGGCAACTCTGTTGGCGATTCGTTGTACGGTACCGACCGTGTTGGTTCACAGGTCACTGGCGGTGTCAACTTGGTTGATTCCCGTGGTGTTGGCCAAGGTTCTGGTCCACTTCGTGCTGGTGCCACTGGTTATGCATATGCATCCCCAACTGGCTCCAATGCTATAATTCAACTTGCAGGCATGAAGGTCCACAGAGCATTCAACCTTAACGGTTCTGTTACAGATGCTAACAAGAAAATCATTCAATTTGACCCTGATTTGCTTGCTGATGAAAGTGGAACCGGTTGTATTGTTGTCGACTTAGGTAAGTCCCTTGTCACTGGTTCTGGTGGAAACGCCGGCGGAGAAGCAGATTTCGATAACTTGTCGGCATTTGCATGGGCTCTCACAGAAGCTACTGTCGCTACACAAGCAAACACGGCCCTTTCACAGATTCGTCGTTTAACAAGTGTTGTTAAGGCTGCAGATAGTGGACTTAGCGAAGACGCTGTACGTTTTGTTTACGTACAAACTGCTGGAAGTAACTTAGATGCTACAGTGTCTAGTGCAACTGCACCTGCTGCTGTTTCGGCCGCTGGCACTCTTGAGTTCCCAATTGTTGATAAGCTTCAAGCTTCGAATGCACTTGGCTCTGTTGTCGGTGCGACCCCATGGGGCCTTGAAGGTTCCGAGTTGATCCCTGAGATCGACATCAAGGTGGACAGCATTGCTGTTACCGCTCAAACCAAGAAGCTCAAGGCTAAGTGGACCCCAGAGTTAGGACAAGATCTTAACGCTTACCACAACCTTGACGCTGAAGTTGAGTTGACCTCGATCCTTTCGGAGCAAATTGCTCTTGAAATTGACCGTGAAATCCTTGCAGACCTTGTTAACGGTGCTACTGCAGCTACTCGTTACTGGTCGAAGGCTCCTGGTCTGTTTGTCGACTCTAACGGAAATGAACTTGGCGCCGCCGCGGCTGCTCCTGAGTTCACCGGTACAGTGTCTGAGTGGTATGAAACTCTCATTGAAACTATCAATGATGTTTCTGCTGCAATCCACCGCAAAACTCTTAGAGGTGGTGCTAACTTCCTTGTCTGCGGACCTGAAGTTGCTAACCTGCTTGAGTTTACTGCTGGCTTCCGTGCCTCTGTCACTCACGACGATGAGACCGGTTCTGTCGGCGCGGTTAACGTTGGTTCAATCAGCAAGAAGTTTGATCTCATTGTAGATCCATATTTCTTGCGTAATGTAATCCTCGTTGGTCGCCGCGGGTCCTCTTTCCTTGAAAGCGGATATGTGTACGCTCCATATGTACCACTGCAAACTACTCCTACAATCTTCGGACCTGAAGACTTCGTACCACGTAAGGGTGTCATGACTCGTTACGCGAAGCAGATGGTTCGTCCAGATATGTACGGCCTAGTCATTGTGCGTGGTCTCTTAGGTGAGGAAGGTTCTTCGTAATAGAAGTCTTTAATCACTAAACAATTCCCCCCTGCTTTTGCAGGGGGGTTTTTGTTTTTGTAGTAAAATTTTAAAAATGCCGATCTGCTAAATTTTTTTCCCAGTAATTTTTTGAGATTTTTGATTTTGAATTTTTACGTAACTATTTATAACAGCTTGAAATATTCTCCTTTGGGCGAGGCCACTGCCCACAGAAAGATTAAATCCCGAGGTGGCTGGGGTTAAATCATTGAATACGACAAGTTATTGCAATAACATAATAAAAGGAGAAATTAAATTATGGGAAAAAGAATAGGAAGAAAGAGACTATATTCTCTTGAAAAGCTTGGACAAAGTGAAACAACACTTGAGCCAGGCCCAGCTATGTCAGGCGCTTTTGGGCATGGCAAAGCATCACGTCATGGAAGCGAAATTATCACTGAAATTTATATTGATTTGGGTGCTGGTCAAGTACGTGCCCCCAGATCTCACATCAGTGGTACAATTATTGCACACTCAGGTGTGCTTGATTCATCTGCAGTTCAAACTGCAGCAGCACACATTGGAAGAGTCACAAACGCAAAAAATGGTTATATTAATCTTATTGAGGTTTCGTGCATTGAAACACCAGTTGGTGGTACCACAGATATTAACTTAGTTGCTGCAACTAGTTCAGCGTTACCTTATTCCGGTAGTGGTGGATTAGCAAACAGAACTGACCTGTTTACAGTTGTTAACACTGGCGCCATGGTCGCTGGTACATCAACTGCAAACGCAATCGACGCAAACCAATTGCAGAATTTCCAATACTTATATTTAGGTACTGGCGCAAATACGACTTCGGCCGGATACGGCGCTTATTCCGCTGGCAAACTTGTAGTTCGCATGTTTGGCATTGCTCAATTAGATGATGTAAATAACTACTAAAAGGAGACATTTAAATGGCTAAAGCACAAATTTGGAAAAAACTTCTTAGTTCTAAGGTTGCTGCTGCACCTGCCCCTGAAAAGGCTCCTGCAAAAGCAAAGCCAGCGCCAAAGCCTAAAAAGGCCCCCGCGAAAAAGGCAAAAAAACAAGATAAGTAGTTTTTATATTCCATAAATACAAGCCCCCCTGTTTTACAGGGGGGTTTTTGTTTGTATCTAAACTATTTACAAAGTAGGAGAATCCATGAATGCCAACAAACCTTTCACCACGCTCACAAACCAGTGCAATAGTGCTTACATCAACAGGTTCTGTCTCTGATGTTGCGTCCTCGCTACCAATAGGAACTTATGCAAGCTCATCAGCGTTTATTAGTGGCGCTGCAGCACAAGTTTCATATGTTTATAAAAAACTTGGTGGCGATGTAGTAGATATTGAACTTACAACTGCTAATGTATATGCCGCTTATGAAGAAGCAGTCTTAGAATATTCTTATATTATAAATATGCACCAGGGTAAAAATGTGTTATCCACCGTTCTAGGTTCTGTGACCGGCACATTTGACCACAAAGGAGATCTTCAATCAGGACCATCAGGTAGTAATTTAAAATATCCAAGATTTAGCCTTGGGTATTCTCAACGCGTTGGAGATGCTGCAGCAACTGCAGGAGGATTCGGAGGCAACCTACCACAATATTCAGCATCATTTAAAATTGTTCAAGATGTACAAGATTATGATTTGCAATCAATTATTCAAAGTGCATCCGAAACCGGGAAAGATCAATCTGGGCGCACTGTTCCATTTACTGGCCTAATTAACAACAATAAAGTCCGCGTCACAAAAGTTTTTTATAGATCCCCTAGAGCCATGTGGCGCTTTTATGGGTATTATGGCGGAGTGGGAGTTGTGGGCAATTATTCCACCTATGGACAGTTTGCTGACGACTCAACATTTGAGATTATTCCTACTTGGCAGAACAAAATGCAAGCAATTATGTATGAAGATTCAATTTATACAAGAACATCACACTATTCTTATGAATTACTCGATACAAAGCTTAGACTTTATCCAACTCCAAGCAATTACGGATTTGACAACTTACAAGACGAAATATGGGTAAGATTTTA